CCAAGAGCGTCCCGTCTGTGAGGAAGGGTCGCACTCCAATTCGGGTGAGCGCGTCCACCGCCTCGAGAAGATTAGCTCGCGCACGTAGCAGGTTCATAGCTCAACTCGGTCGAAGGGGCATAGAGGCGCCATCCCCGCAGATTGGCGCGCACGAACTTATAGGGCGGCTGCGGGCGGACCTGTCCCATGGCGTAGTTCTCCAACCATGTCCCAGTCTTTCCCTCACTGATCGCGTCCTGCATAAACATGGTCATGGTATCCCGCAGGGCGATCCGCTCGGGTGGCTTCACGTTGCAACTCAGGATCGTGTTCGGCAGAATCTTCTGCATCGGGGATCCGAGGGGCGTGAGCGGGAGTTCCCGTTGCCGCTTGGGGTCGGTATGGATCAGTTTCTCCCACCGTCCCCCATCGCCAACCTGGGCGTAGTGCAGGGCGGGCCACCAGAGGATGCGGGGCCGGCGACTGTGAATCCAGACCCGACCATGATCGGTCACGGTGCATTGCGCGTTGATCGCCAGCCGATCCCAGACACAGGGCACCGAGAAGGAGGCCGCGTAGTAGGGACTCAGGGGTGGCGCCAGATACCGTTTCGCCTTGTCGATGAAGCTCCCGAACGCCGGACCGAGGATGAAGTCGGCATCGAGTAAGACCGTCAGGGGATTCTTGCACAGGTCAAGGGCCGCGTTGCGGACGTCGGCGAAGGTATGCGTAGCCGACAGGTCTTTGGAATCGCGGGCCGTGGCCAGGTTGATGCCCGCCTTCTTCAGCGGACAGCGCATCTGGTCGATCACCGCCTGCGTGTGATCGGTGCTCTGGTGATCGAGCACGATCCACTCATCGCAGAGCCGACCAAGGCCGATTCCCGACTGCAGGAGACGGCGCAAGGCATCGGCCTCATTGAAGGAGTGGACGCAGAGCGAGGCTTTCACGGGCGTCGAATCCCATCATGATTCGCAGCAACCGGCGTCATCCACGCTGGCCCGTAGCGGAAGGCGCAGAACGCGGCCGGATCGGCGGGAGCCGGAAGCATCATCCCTTCCCACGGCAACATCGCCAGCGGCTTCAGCCAGGAGGATGGGAACTCCCGCCCCTTGAACTGGTCGACCTGCAGGTAACGCGCACGGTGCAGTTTGCCATCCGCGTGCAGACGCCACATGAAGCAGTCGACGTTCGTGTGGTTCCGGGCCGACAGTTTCACCTTGAAGAACCCGATCCCCAGTTGCGTGACATGATAGCCCTTCCCGGTCAGCTTGCGCTTGAGGTAGTTCAGTGACGGGGTATCGATCTGCATCAGGGACAGGTCCGCGTCCTTGTCGTGCGGAATGATCCCCGCTGGCAGGCCGAGCAAGGGATTCCGCACCGCCCCGAGGAGCGTGCCGTAATCGAGCCAGAACGTCGCCTGCAGTTCGGTCAGTAGCTCAGTGATGTCTCGCACCATCGCCACAATGTGCCCGCGGCAACACGCCCGCAGCGGCTTCGCCATCGAGGTGGCATCGGGACAGCGGACCGTGTGGCGCGTGCAGGGCTCGGCTTCCATCGCCGGGGTCATCTTGAAGGAGCGCTCCAGCTGGGTGACGTACATCAGTGCCCATCCCGGCCGCGCTTAACGGCCAGCTTCCAGTCGGCGTTCGTCTCCGGCTTGGCGGTCGTCTTCTCGACCACGCAGATCCAGAGCGACCCCGCCCAGGTCACGTTATTGCCCTTCGTGTATTCCCCTTCAGCCCAGACACCCTTCCATTCGAGCCGGGGGATCTGCGCGACGGCAAAGGTCACGGCCTTCTCGACCGCGGCATCGAGCTCGAGGGAGATCAACTCACGGGCCACCGCCACCAGTTCCTCCCGGGTACCGATGCCGTCCTTGCCGTCCTGCGGCTTCGGAATCAGGGCCAGCACCGCCTTGACGATTTCGAGCGGGTCGGCGTCCTTGCCGGGGTCACCATCCTTCGGGACGGGGATCGCCTGCACCGCCTCGTCGACCATCGCCTTGATGACGGCGGGATCAGCATCCTTGCCGTCCTTTGGGGCGGGGACCGCCGCGAGCGCAAGCGACTCGTCGTGGAGTCCCTTGATCAGCGCCGGGAGTCCGGTTGCCAGGTCGCGCAACTCGGCCAGTTCCTTCTCGATCGGCGCCACGCGATCCGCGACCATCTGGTTCACCACAGACAGGTCGGCATCCTTGCCCTTCTCGGGCAGCGGCCGTCCCTCAACCGTTTCCAGCCGACGCCGGAGTTCTCCGAGCGATAGGATGTGTCCAGTGTCCATCTCCTCGACTGCCTTCAGTCGCTCACCGAGCGGCGTCATCTGTGCGGCCACCCAGCGCCGAACCTCCTGCATCACCAGGGCGGCCATCTCTTTCGTGGTCATGCGGGGCTCCAGAGTTCAGCCAGCATCTCGAGCGTGAAGTCCGCCAACTCCTTGTCTCGGGCCGCCGCTTCTTCTGCGGCGTCCATCGGCGTGCCATCCAACTGGGCCGGGTCGGTCATCGGCGGCTTGGCGGACGTTCCGTCTGCGGGTGTAACCGTCGGGGTGATCGGTGTAGAGCCTGGCGCTGGGCCTGCCCGGTCCCGGGCGTCCAGTGCAGCCAGTGAGTAGTTCTGTACTTGCTGATAGACCGTGTTTCCACCAGCGATAGGGGCAAGGTCGAGTCGCTTCCTCGCCTCATTCGGCGTCATCACCGCGCCGCTCACGCCCTTGACCAACGTCTCCATCTGAGTCGCGGTGTCCATGCGGAGTAGCGCGTCGATGTCGAGCTCGATCCCCTTGGTCGTTTCGGCTTTGGGGTCGACCAGGTCGAGCCCCTCATCCATCACCGCTTCGAAGCTCTCGATGTGCGCTTGGAGGCAGTCGGAGTAGTAGATCTGGTTCAGCAGTTCGGCGTTCTGGTAGGTCGGCATCGTGCCGATCCCCACCTTGAACGGCGGGACGTGGAAGACGGCACAGACCGTCTCGGCCGACCAGCGCAGGTGCTGGATGGTCTGCGAGTCCACCGCCGTCATGCGCATCGCTTCGAACTTGAGGCCATCGCCGAGCACGGCCGTGCGACCGGAGTTCTCGCCGCCGAATCCGGCTTCCCATTCTTCCTTCAGCCGCTTCGCCGTGTCCTGGGAGATCGTGCCCGGAGCGGTCAGGACACCGCCCGGGTTGCTGTTCTGGGCGAAGAAGTTGACCGAGTTCGCTTCGATCTTCAGGCCGATGTTGGCCGCGTGCCCGCCCGCGTAGATCGGCGAGACCCCCACCAAGGGATGGAACAGGCAGTTCATCCGGTCATGAATGATCTCACTCGCGGGGACGGTGACGCTGGCCTGCTCGAGCCCCGAGAGGTAGTCCTGGCTCAACTGGTAGTAGACCGAGCCATCGGGAGCGACCAAGACCTGCACCCGCATCGGGTCGAGCAGGTAGAGGGCCACCACGGTCCCGTTACGGTCGCGCTCCTTCAGGGCATAGGCATTGCCCCGCAGGAGCTTCGAGGTGATCCACCATTCCTTGAACTGGATCTGGTTCTGATAGCGGTTCGGCTTCCGCAGGACCGGCAGCACGGGCGAGACCCGGCCATCGTTCTCCTCGACCCAGATCCCGTCCTCGTCTTGCTGCACCAACTTGGTGCGCAGCTTCCCGATGTCCGTGGCAATCAGGGTGACGCAGGCATAGACCGCGTGATGCGCGAGGACGGAGTCCGTCGTGAATTCGAGGTTCTTCTGCCAGGCGCCAGCAAAGGCTTCCCGGATGATCGGGAACCAGCCGCGGTTGTCGCTCACGGCGCCCATCAGCGCGGGGACCGCTTTTTCGGTGCGCCGCACTTCGAGACCGAAGACGCGCATTACTCCTCCGCGCTGAGTCGGCGAGTCTTGTAGGTCCGCTTCGGTCGGGCCGGTGTCTTGGGGGTCGAGCGGGGTTTGCGCGGGGCCTTGGGCGCGGGTTCCGGCGCCATGTCCCGGCGGCGGTAGAGCCCAAGGATATCGCAGAGAATATCCGCGAAGACCGGGGCCACTAGTTTGGTGGTCCCCGGCTTCTTCACGGATTCAATCAGCACATCCTGCGTCATGGGACTCCTGCGGATCAGCTAGAGGCCGCGCCCCAGTTGACGGCGGAGAGGTACTGCACCGCTTCGTCGCGGCGCTTCATCCAGTTGATGATGCGCTCGGCCCGGAAGCCGACCGAGTTGGTCTGCCACAGCGAAACCGATGTGGCCGGAGTCGGGGTCGTGCTGTCCATCGACGGCGTGGCGCTCATCTCGAGCGACGCCTGGGTGCTGATGTCCACCGCGATTCCGCCTTCGTCCGCGAAATAGATGTCCCCGGCACTGAGCATCACCACGATCGACCCATCGGAATCACTCGGGACAAAGTCCGACACAATCGCCGGGAAGCCCTCCAAGGTTCCGCCCCGCATCGTCAACCCATCGAACTCCCGCTGACCAAGCGGGTTCCGCATGATCGAGAGATTGAGCGCCGTCTTGGTATCCAGGATGAAGACACCGCCGCTCAGGTTGTTCTTCAGGTCGCCGAACGCATTCACCAGCGCCACGATGTCATGGCGGACGCTATCGGCGTCGTTGCCTTCAGATGGAATCGGGGTCACGTCATGGGTGATTGAGTCCGGCGAAACGCCACCCTCAGCGGCCTTGTCGGGATTGACAAAGTCGAGGTCGAGCCGCTTCCGCAAAGCATTTGCCAATGCATTCCGGATCAGGGTGTCGGCTGATGGGCTGGAACCGCGAAGGAGCTCATCTGTGACGACCGCGATATTCGCGACCTTGAGCGGCTCCAGTGTCCGACGCCTGAATCCGCTACTCGTGAGCGGCTTGGCCTTGCCCTCTCCCACCCAGAAGCCATCCATGCCGGCGGTTTCCTCGATCAACGCGGTGCGGAAAGGAACCGCATGGAGGCTTGGAATGCCGTTGGCGCCGAACTTGCCGAGGATCGTCTGCGGCATCAGGAACTCGACGAAATCCGCAAAGAACGTCGTCTCGGTTCCAACCAGAGGACTGGCCCAGGTATTGTCGTAATCGTTTGTGCTGCCCGCGCTCACCGCCTTCGCGACAATCCCATCGTCGGGGTAGCGTTCCGCGGCAACTCGCTCGACGTTCAGATTGTAGCGGGCCGCCAATGCCTTGCACCGCGCGACGCGGGCAAAGCGAATCCCAGGAGGAAGAACGTGATCCTTGACCACGACGATCCCCGCGCGGGAATTGCTGGCGTCTTCGGTGGTCCGACCGTCCACCGGCTTGGCGGCGGCCTTGTTGCGGGCTTCCTGACTGCGGAGCCGCACGAGATGCTTGTCGACCGACTCGACTTCGCGCTCGAGTCCATCGAATTCCTCTTCCTGCGGGGCGTCGAGCGTGGTGCCAGCCTCAGCCGCCTTGGCCATGAGTTCGTCCATGCGGGCCGACTTCGCCGCACGGGTCGCCTCAAAGTCTTTGATCTGTTCAAGAGTGGTCTGCACTTGGAGTGCTCCGGGTTGAGATTTGATGGACTTCACGGTTCCCGAAGCGCCGGGAGGAGTAGCACGGGCGCCGGACGCGGCACCATGACAATCGAGAGATTTGACGGCGAGGATCGTAGCTTCGGCATTGGCCGGAATCGTGACCGCCGAGAGTTCATACCAGCCCCACCGTATGTAGCGGGTACCCCACGAGCCGGGAATGGGTTCTTCTTCGATGGGCATAAAGCCGATCGAAAGGCCGCGGACGAGCTTCTTCAAGATGGATCGCCAGGCGTAGTCCAGCCGATCCTTCAGCAGGCCGGGAACGTCATCCTTCTCGACACGGATTTCGACCGGGATGCCTTGGGGGGTCGCCTTCGCGGCAAACACTTCGCCGATGGCGGATTCCCACGACTCATGTTGCCAGAGAAAAGGGATCGGGAGGGTAAACTCCCCGCCCAAGGGCTCCACGACATCCTCCATCCGATCGGTGGAGGGCGTGGTCGCAATGCCCCGAATGATGCGCTGCTCTTCGTCGACTGCCTTGATCGTCAACAGCGAATAGGCGCGGTCCATGCGCCAATATCGCAACGCAACTCTGTGTCAACAATCATTAAAAATGATGTGCCCCTTCCTGTAGACTGAAGAACCAGAGCGTCAGCTTGTAGCGGGGCGGTGTCTCGCCGGGGAGTTTGGCCGCGGCGCGCTTCACGTGATCGTTCACCGTCGGGACTGCGAGTCCCGTCTCCTGCGCGATGGCTTTGGTCGACAGACCGCGCCCGACGAGTTCCGCGATCTGCTTCTGGCGTGTGGTCAGCATCATTTCCCCCCGAGGAACGAGACCGAGTACTCCGGCTGGCTGGCCTCTCCGGCGGCAATGGCATCATTCCGCGCTTCCCAGCTCAGGATCGCCGCCATTGCCAAATCTATCTTGTGCGGGGAATCGGGGCGCTCTTTCCGCAGGATCCAGAGCGGCTTCTCCTCCTCATCAACCAGGTTGGTCTCCAACCGGCAGCTGTTCCCAATATGCCGGGTCAACCGAAGGTCGCCACTGTGCCCCAGTTCTCCCGCGGTGATCGCGCCGATGAAGGACCGGATGGCGTAGGCCATCGGCTTCCTCCGGTTCGTCCACCACTCGACCACCTTCTTGTCGCCGTACTTCCCCGCCCAACTCGAGATCCAGGACTCCCACTTCGGCGGATCGCAGTACATCCGGGCCACACGGTATCGAGCAAAGAGATCCTGCACCGCCCCGTCGACCTGCTCGGCGGGGACTTCCCAGACCTGCTGCTCCGCCGGCCGCTCCCAGAGGCCTGCGACCCACTGGTATCCGGTCAATGCTTCCGTTGCCACCAGTCCCGTGGCGTCGTCATACCGGGATCCGTCGAAGCCCACCGTGATCACCGCCCCGCTCTTCGGCCGATACTCGAGCCGAGCCAGTTCCTGCCACCGTTCCACGTGAAACGCCTTCGCCATGGCCTGCACCCGGCGATTCAACCAGACCCGTTCGGCGTAGGCTCGATCGGCATCTCCGTCTTCGAAGCGCCGCATGATTCGGGATACGTCGGTCCATTTGCGAATGTAGGGGCCGGATGCTTCGATGATGGCGGCCTCTAGCCCCTTCTTGGTGGCAAGATCATGGAAGTCCGAGGCTTCCCGGTGATAGAAGAAGATCCGGTGCGATTCGCCGTCCTCCTGCGCCATCAGCTTCAGGACATAGTCCATCGTCGTCTCGGCCACCGACCCGCCACCGGGCTCCGGGGCGGTCGTGGTCTCGAGCGCCCAGGGGTCCGCCATCGGTCGCTTGGCGAGGTTGGCCAGCATCACCGTCCAGGCCCGCTTCTGGCCGTCGAGGGTGACGCGGTGCGACTCGTCCAGGTGCTCAAAGGTGGTCCGGGCACCGTCGCGGGCATTCGGCGTCGCCGCCACCGCTTCGGCTTTCCCGTTCCCGTCCTTGCGGAGAATCCGGGCCAGGCCGATGTCGAAGTCATTGGCGAGCGGGCTTTCCTCAAGGATTCGCCGAAGGGCGCCGTAGGCCAGTTCTTCGACCTGCTCTTCGGTCGAGCCCATCATCGGAATGTAGGGGTCGGTCACCCCCCGGCCTTCGGGCTGGTAGCCGACGCCGCGCACCGTTCGCCAGCCCGCGAAGCGCACCGGGGCATCGGGGTGCAGTTCCGCCGCGGCAATCCAGGCGGCCAGCTCGGTCTTGCTTGAGCCTTTCCTGAGCGAGAGGACGCACCGCTCGAAGCGCCGCTGGCCGGCGCGGGGGTTCCGGGTCTTCGTGTAGCCGGGGCCGCGCTTCTGGTGCAGGAACGGTGGCTCCAGCTCGTACATCTTGCACAGCCATGCCCGGATTTCATCGTTGAGCTGGACCGGCTCCCCGAACAGGTCCCCCGGGCCGAAGACCAAGTGCTCCTCGATCCAGGCCGCCACGTCCATCCCGAGCGTCGGCCAGGGCTCGGCATCGAGCGGGGGATAGAGGATCACGCCCATCTAGGAAATCGGCTCCGCCGCTTCCTGCCGGACTATTTCGAGCTTGGTGCCGTGCGGGAAAACGCCGACGCGAACGTCCGGGCCGGCCCATTGCTTGACCATGGCTGCTGCCCGCTCCATTCCGGCGACACTCGTGTCCGAAGCCAGAATGACCGCCAGACGGTCACCGGGTTGGAGGTCTACGACGCGCACTGCTTCGATGCTCTCAAGCGCCTTCTCGTCCATGATTGCCCCCTTACTTGACCATCCCGAGGAGTTTCCGAGGGTCTGTCTTCGCCGCCTTATCCAACTGCCGCGTTCGCCGCACCCGCTTGGTCTTCTCCTCCGCCTCCTCGCCCTGGGCGATCTGCCATTGCAACCGTCGGCGATCTATGGGCGAAAGCCCGAACCGAACCTCCTGCAGCCCGATTTCATGGATCAGGTTGGCCTTGGCTCGACTGTCTCGCTCGGTCCATCGTAGCTGATAGAGTTCGGCTAGGTTGAACAGGCCGCCCCGCATATCGGCGTCGAGATACTCGCTGGCCATCGGCGACCGCCAGACCGACTCCCACCACTCGATCACCCGCTTGTGCCAGATCTCGGTCGAGAGTTCTCGGGGTGGCAGGTCGGGGACGGGCTGACTCGCCGCGGCGGCCTCGGTCGGCAACGTCGCCGCCCCTGGCACCTTGTTCGTGCGCTGTCGGAGCGCCAGCGGCTTGGGGGTCGGGCCTTTCATGGCCTATGCCCTACGATTGTGGAGAACACGTTGAAAACCTCCCTACTTGTAGCCTCAAAAATCCGTC